CTCGAAGGACAGAAACAAGGCGGCGCTATGGCTAATCAAGCCATTGCTGATGCCGGTGCATTAGCTCGTACGCAATTTAACTACTTCCGCTGATCATGGCCAGCTTACCTGGATGGAACAGTCAAACATTCAGCAATGTTGCATCTTTACTTGGAAAAAGTAAAACCTGGAATGATCTTGTAGGTTCTGCTGCTAGTAAGGTTCCAGATTGGACTGGCAATTTTTCCAAAACACCTCCGGTTGATTCAGCACTTGCTTATGGCTGGGCTGCCAAAGGTGGTACATTACCTATCGACTTCACTGCTGTCTCTTCTCAAGGGTATGATAGGAGCAATCCGTATGCCAGTTATTGGGATCCCTCCAGCCCAGCTGTGACTTCTGATTTTTGGGATATGGCAAATCAATATCAACAACAAGCTGCAGTTTTATCAGATGTTTCGGCTTTGAAAAATTATGGCCTGAGCCAGGCATATATGAAACAGTTGGCTAATACGGGAGAGTCTGCAAAGCAAGCTGATTTTGACCGCAATATGCAAGCATTTATGGCTCAGCAAAATAGTCCACAGATGGCTGCTGCCATCAGTGCATCAAGACAGAATCAAATGTTACAAGCAGCGCAGAGTGAAGCCAGCATGCTTACTGCTATATCAAATGCTGCTAAAAATGCTTCTGATGCATCTGCACAAGGATTCCGTCTTGGCATGCAAAACTACTACAAAGCGTAGTTATCTTAAAACTTTCAATTGATTCCACTGTTACAATTGTATTTAGGATAGTAGATAACATGAGCAAGAAAAAGGCGCCAGCACCACAGACAGTTTACTTGCCGCCGCCGCCTCCGCCAGCGCCACCAGTCGAAGTACCCACGCAGAGCTTATCGACGCAGATTGCCTTGATGGAGGCTACCAATGCGCAAACACGGTTAAATTCAGTACTTGGATCGCAGCTGAGTCAAGCCAATTATGCTTTTAATACGGCCCAAGATATCAGTAAAGCACAGGCTGTTGCTGCTGAAGCTCGATTACAATCTGCAGTTGAAGGGGAGCAAGCACGTGCGACTGCCTTAGCTACAGGTCAACAACAACGGCAACTTGCCGAGGTAACTGGTGCTCAAGCTCGCTTGACACAGGCGGAAAGCTTTGCAGGTCAAACAGCATTAGCTACGACACAAGGACAACAACAACAGTTACTGGCGCAAGTCACGGGTGGGCAAGAGCGTCAAACACAAGCAGAAAAATATGCAGGTGAACAATCCTTAGCTGCAACACAAGGGCAGCTTCAACAACAGCTTGAAGCGCTTAAAGGAACACAAACGCGGTTAACGCAAGCAGAAAGCTATGCGGGTCAACAACAACTGGCTACAACACAGGGACAACTTCAACAACAGCTCGCTCAAGTTACAGGTGGGCAAGAACGCCAAACACAAGCTGAGAAATACCTTGGTGAGCAGTTTCTAACTCAAACACAAGGCCAACAGCAACGGTTGCTTGCAGAAACATCTGGAGCACAGGCACGCTTAACGCAAGCAGAAAGTTATGCTGGTCAGCAACAGCTGGCGCAAACGCAAGGACAGCTTCAACAGCAACTTGCTGCAGTTACTGGCTTCCAAGAACGTCAGACACAAGCTGAAAAATATACTGGTGAACAATCCCTGGCGCAAACACAGGGACAGCTTCAACAGCAGCTTGAAGGAGTTAAAGGAACGCAGGCACGCTTAACGCAAGCAGAGAGCTATGCTGGTCAGCAACAGCTGGCGCTGACGCAGGGGCAGCTTCAACAGCAACTTGCTGCAGCCACTGGTTTCCAAGAGCGTCAGACACAAGCAGAAAAATATACCGGCGAACAATCTTTAAGTCAAACACAGGGTCAACAACAACGGCTGCTTGCAGAAACATCTGGGGCACAGGCACGCTTAACGCAAGCAGAAAGCTTTGCAGGTCAGCAAGCTTTAGCAGAAACCCAAGGCCAACTTCAACAACAACTTGTTCAGGCTACGGGCTTTCAAGACCGCTTAACTGCAGCAACTACTGGGGAGCAGGCTCGTCTGACCCAAGCTGCTGGATATGAAGGTCAACAGGCATTAGCTGAAACACAAGGTTCACAGCAGCGCTTAGGCATTGCAGCCACCGGGCAACAGGAACGCCTGACAGCCATTGTAGCGGCTCAGCAACAACGCACAACAGCGTTGCAACTAGAAATGTTCCGTCGCTATCAAAATAATCTGGACTACAATCGTTCGCAGTCGGCTTATCGCGCATGATTGACTGGATTCAATCTTTAACCGAAAAAGATCGTGAATCCTTTCTTGCCTTTTGTAAACAAGTAAGTTCTCCAATTCAAATGTACTTGTACTCCCGTTTTCTCGGGTTTACAGGGACAATTGTGGAGTGTGACGATTGGTCCAAGAAGGAATTTAAAAAGCGCAATTTCAACGCAATCTTGGAAATGGAGATTGACGCAATGCAGCAAGATATTGCGAAGCTCCGGGATGCTATTGATCTTGGCATGATTAAACAAGACATGGGGGCAGCACGTATTGCCATGCTGCAGAAAGAACTACGTGGTGCCATCAAACAACTGAATGACGAGAAGCATCTTACTGATAAGCAAGGTTTGATTCTTGCTGGTGCAGACCGTGCCCTCAGGGAGATGTTATTAATCTTCCGCGATGACCCAATTGAAGGACCCCTTCAAGAGGCCTCCATGGGTGTGTGGACAAAGATCCTCCACGAAGAATCCTAGGGTTCAATGCGCTAGGGTAGGCGCATGGCAGGTACCTCGCTTTATTCCGTTTATCGCAGAACAGCTCGCGCTGCGGCAAAACAACATGTTGTTAAAAAATCATCTGGTGTAGACATTGAACGAGCTCGTACAGATTTTGCATATTTTTGTGATGTTGTAGGGGAGAAACCGCCAGCCGCTCACCATAAGGAATGGCACCGCTATCTATGCACTGATCAGGATACGGAGTGCTTGATTGGTATTGGTGGCCCCAACATTGATATTTTGGCCCCAAGGGGATCAGCAAAATCTACTGTTTTAGGTTTGTATACAGCGTGGGCTATTGGCATACATGCTCTGCATAAAAGGCCATTGAAAATTCTTTATATTTCTTATACGGTCGATGTTGCGCGTCCTAAAAGTGCTGCTATCAAACGTATCATTGAAGAAAGCAAGATTTATAGAGAAATCTTTCCTACAGTAAAAATTGCCAAAGGCATCAACTCCAATGAATACTGGAGCATTGATTGGAAGTTTGCTGGCATTAAATCTACTGGTGAAGAAGAGTTTACTATATGTTGCGCAGGTCTGAAAGGTGCAGTGACCTCCAAGCGTTCACACCTTTGCATCCTGGATGACGTTGTCAAATCTGCGGATGACATTAAGAATAAAGATATTCGTCAAATGATGGAAGATAACTGGAACTCAGTTATTGTTCCTACCATGTTTGAAGGTGGGCGTGCAATCTGCCTGGGTACTCGCTTTCGGCACGACGATATTCATAACACAACTTTTGTACCAGCTAATGACTGGATTCAAATTGTTCAATCATCTATTACGGTAGATGACCAGGGGGATGAAGTTTCTTATTGGCCTGAAATGTGGTCGCTGGAATACCTACAAGATCGGCGCCGCCAAGCTCCCATCAGCTTTAGCTTTCAGTATCAGAACCAAGTTGTTCAAACAAGTGAACTTTCACTTTCACCTGATTTGATTGTTAAAGGAAAAATTTCTACTGATTTCGATTCTTTAGGGATTGGGGTGGATCTCTCTGCTGGTGTAAGAGAAAGAAACGATTACACAGTCATGGTATTGGGTGGGCGCGTCGGGGACAAGATTCATATTATTGACTGCAAACGCATTCGCATCATGGGGAACCTAGAGAAACTAGAATCCCTGATGGAAATGTGCTACGAGTGGGGGATTGTAAATAAAGATGGCAATCAATACTTTCCCAGCGGCAGCAATATTGACATCTGGTCAGAAGCTGTGGCTTACCAAGCCTCCTTGGAAGCTGATTTTAAACGGATCTGCCTGGGTGACCATGGGCTCTATAACTTGAACTGGCATGCAGTCAAAGGCTTCCGTGGTGACAAAGTTGCGCGATTCAGGGGAATTATGGGCCTTTTTGAGCAAAGAAAGATAATTTTTAACAAATATCGTAAATTCCAGGCCCTTACTGATGAGATTGTAAATTTCGGTGTCAGTTCCCATGATGACTGTGTTGATGCCCTGGTTTGGCTCTGTAACGGTTTGATGACCCGAGGAAAACTAGAGTTAGAGTATTGA